AAATAGTTTTATTTCTATGAAAAAATTTATCTGATTTAAATTCTTCAGAATGAAAATATACACCATCTATTTCTACAGCTACTTTATGATCAGGAAATATTATATCTAATTCAAGAGGATAAATAATTTTTCTATTACGTGTTTCGATGTTTATATTTCTAGCTGTATAGTAGTATAATAATCTTCGTTCTTGTGAACTATGCCAATGATACTTAACTTCTATATCCATTTTATTAAAATACTTTCCTAATGTAGACGAACTAATATCACCCATAGCAGTTGCTATTTCATGGACAGCAAGAGTACTTTGTTGAGTTTTAAGCCAATTTAGGTCAGATAGTTTTAATAAAGTTTCTTCTGAATAATAATTTTCTTTTCTTGTCTTACTACGTTTAACTAAAATTTCTTTATTTTGGTTTGGATTTTCAACTCCATACTTAATTAAGTTTGTTTGTTTTGTTTTTTCTAAAATTTCTGAAGATTGAAGTGGATATTCAGCACCATATTTTTCCACCATAGTTTGTCTGACTATTTTTTCATTTGGCGGGTGATGTAAAGAACAAGTAACTCCATATCTTTCCATACATGTATTTTTATTTCTTTGAATTACTTCAGGTGCTTGGGTATAATGTTCGGTTCCATATTTTTCTAGACTTGTTTGTTTAACTCGTTTGTTATATTCAGACGTTTGAGTATAATGATCAACGCCCCATTTTTTCTGACTTGTTTTATGAATAAGGTCTTTAAATTCTGGTCTTTGGCTATTAAATTCAACACCATATTTTTCAAGACATATTTCTTTGCGTTGATTTATGGTGCCAATCCCTTGACATTTATTACAGCAATATTTTCTGTATTCACGTAAATCTGGATGCCAATTTAAATTATTGCCACATATACATTTTGGTATATTATTATTACCTAATATAGCATGATAAAGTATTTGTCGACCACTTGTAGATTTCAATTCATTGATGATCAATGTAAATTCTTTAGAAAACTCACAATTCATTAGATCTCTCATATTTATGTGAGCTCTTTCACTTAGTAATTTACATTGATCATCAAATGTCATTATTAGTCCTTATGCCAAGATTCTTGTCGTGTATATGATGGCATCATGCCATTGGCTTCTAGAATATCATCTCTTATATCTTGATTCTTCTTCTCTATATTTAGTACTCGACAAAATGAATTCGTAATTATTTGTGAAAAATAACTAAATGGGTTGGATCCTTTACTTTCATCAAACTGTAATCCAACTTGAATAATTTGTACTAAAGCTGTTCCACGCATTTCATCATTATACGTATAAGATCGCCAGTTACCTTTTGATCCATAACGATCACACAATTTTAACATCATCATACATAACTCGTCTGTTAGTTGACCATGTGTTTTACTAAAATGACCAGTTTTGAAATTCCCAATCCAATGACTTTTGCCAATTAATACTGGCTTATTAGCTTTATTTAATCTATAGTGTAAAAATGGAGGGAAGTTTAATCTAATATGTGATGGATCAGGGGGTGTCATTAGAATTTTTTCAATATCTGGATCAATTTCCTCTATATCTGGATCAATGGTTTCAATTAGTTTTAGTGCTTTAGATTTCTTACTTTGTTTTACATTTTTTGGAGGAGCCAATGGAATATGATCCCATGAAGTTACCCTAAAAATTAAATCGGTAACTGGAATTTCTCCAGGTAATATATCTTCTGGAGAATCCCTAGATAATCTAGCAGCTTTATTCATCTGTGCTGCTATTATGTTGTTCTGTATTTCAGTTATATTTGGTAAAATTATATCATACTTATTATCTTTGTCGGGATTTGTAAAACTACAGTATGAATTTTTACTTGAATGTATTTCGCGTAACATATCTACATTATTTAAATATTTTTTCGCCATTAAATCTCCTAGAAATTACTATCATTTAATTATAACACACTTACAGATCTCTGTCAATGAATTACTATTTAGCCCTGATTTTCAAGAAGATAAATATTAGTATGGCTAGTACAACTACACCAACTACATTAATTGAGTATCAACCTTCTGTAACTACACAAGAACCATTGGCTCTGACAAGTAATGAAGCAGTACCAGCTAATACTGATGAATACGGATTTCAAGACTCTGCACTTGATACAAGTAACATTAAAACAGCAGAAATGTTAATTCCAGCGGACCCGTCAGACGGAAAAACCCAGTTAGAGCCAGATATAGCTTCATTGGCAGCACCTCCTAATATTTCACAACCTATTAATTCTGTTACTGCTAATAGTATAATTCCTGACAATGTTAGTCAATCAACTCAAAATACTACGTCGTTTCCACCAACATCTCCTACAGTAGCAACTGATCTGCGAGTTAAAATTAGTATGCCTATTGATTCCCCGTATATATTATATAAAGACACCTCAAATAAGTTATTATCTCCAATTTTTGCAACTAGTGGGTTTGTTTTTCCAATTCAACCACAAATTTCTATATCTCATGGTGCAGAATATCAATCAATGAATCCTGTACATAGTAACTTTACTTTTTATAGTTATACAAATAGTGCAATGAAACCAATATCACTAACAGGCGAATTTTTAATAAGAACACAAACCGATGCTAGATATGTTATGGCTGGAATACATTTTTTAAGAAGTCTAACAAAGTCATTTACTGGGTTAGATGGAACATTAGCTGGAGCTCCACCAATGGTAGCCAGATTAACTGGGTTAGGATTTTCTGGATTTGATAATATACCAGTTGTAATTACTGATGTAAATGTACAGTATCCAGATTCTGTAGATTATATTACTGTAGTAGATGTAATTGGTGGTCAATCTGTTGAATTATACAAAATGCCAATTAACTTTACTATAGTAGTTTCAATGAATCCTGTTTTTAGTAGAGCATTTGTTTCAAATTTATTTGGAGTTAAGAAGTACGCAAATGCTGAATGTAGATTATTAGGAAATATTACTAGGGTAAGTGCTGAAATAGCTGGTACAAATAATACAGATACTACACCTACGATGGGAATCAATGAAGAACCACCAGACATTGCTCCCGCTCCGCTTGATCTTACACAAAAAGTACCTGGTGGAACAGACTTTAATAGTTTAGGAACAGCAAATATAAATAATCCAACTGCATTTAATACGCCACCTATTCAACAAGCAGATAACTCTGTATTTAATAATACTGCTCCTAATTTAGGACAGGAAATTGGTGTAATACCAAAAGGAGCAGGAATTGCTAGTAATGATAATCAATCAGCGCAAGGATAATAACAATGAATTATAATTCTAAAAGTCCATATTATAAAACAGGATTGGATAGTTCAGGTAAATATTTAGACTTAATGGTAACAAGATTTGTTCCTGCTACTTCAAATGATCTATTATATCAAATTGAACCAAAATATAATTTACGTCCTGATAGATTAGCATTTGACTTATATGGGAATAGTAGCTTGTGGTGGGTTTTTGCGGAAAGAAATCCAAATACTCTTAAAGATCCAGTAGGTGATTTTTTATCAGGGAGACAAATTTATCTGCCTCAAAATAACTTATTAAACGAAGCGTTGAGTTAATCAAATGGCTACATTACCATTATCTCCTAACTTTACTAATTTGAATTCACAACTGAATAGTCAACTAGCATCTTCTATTGAAACTAGTGATGCAGTTAATAATCTACCATCAAGTTATGTAAATAATAATATTGATACACTCAGTAATACTTCACTTAAAAGTGATTCTATAATTGATTATACTTTAAGAAAAAATCCATTACATCAATATAGTAGTTTCAATTATACTATAAGTCTAGAAGCAACTGACAATATTGGAGTAAATAATTGGAATAATGCTTCTAACTATAAATCAAAATATGTAAAAACTGATTGGATTCCAATAATACGATCAGGTGGAATAGTTACAGGTGCTAAAAATCGTTTTGACCCAGAAGGAGATAGTGTTCAACGTCAATATTTTAAATCAGATTTATATATAGATAATCTAGAGATAGAAACATTAGTTGCAACATCAGCATCAGCTAGATCAAGTACTGATTGCAGTGTATCATTTACTATAACTGAACCATATGGTATGAGTTTTTTATCAGATTTATGGGAATTTAATAGTAATGTTATCCAATCAGAAAGTTATCTAGAAACTGCATATTTACTAAAAATTGGATTTAAAGGATTTGATGATGATGGAAAATTTATAGACTTACAAGAATATGTTAAATATATTCCTATCAAATTTGTGAATGTTGATTTGAAATTTACAAATGCAGGTGCCATATATACTGTAACTGCTATACCATATAACGATCAAGGCAATAACGAAATATATGGTCGAGTAAGAACTTCAGGTAAGTTAATTGGTAAAACTGTTGGTGAAATGTTACGAGGTTATACTTATATTACTAAAGGACAAATTGAATCAGCTAATCCATCAGACAAAAAAACATTGTTAGATGAATTTGAATTTTATCAAAGTGATTTTTCTTTAGCTACCATTTTAACAGAAAATGCGGCAGCAACAATAAAGAAAAATGAAAGAAACTCAGAAGCAGCAACATATGATGAGTATGTAATTAAATTTACAGATGAAACCGATACAGTACCTAGTAAAATAGCAGAGTCAATAATTATTGCTCCTAAGGATAATCCAAATAAAGATGTAAAGTTTGAACAATTAAAAAATGATAGTGGATCTTATTCATCACATTTAGCTGCAAAAACATTAACAAACATGGTAAAATTTCAAAAGTTAAGTACGGTGAAGCCTATTATAATTAAAGATAAAAGTACATCACAACTTAATGGCGGAGAAAATATACATGATGTTATCACTTCAGTTATATCAGGTAGTAAGTATATAACTGATCAAATTGAAAAGTTTAGAATTGCATATAATAATGCTGCAACTTTAACAAATCCTGAAGATAGATTACGTGCTATAAAATCATTGGCTGGTCAGTTAAACTGGTTCAGGGTACAATCGCAAATTTTACCCACAAACAAGTTTAATCCCAATACAAATAGATATGTTAAAAAGATTATATATAATGTAATACCTTACATAATTGAAAATAGTAACTCACCAGATGTTCCTAAGAAGCCAATTACTAATATAGTTAAAGAATATAATTATTATTTTACTGGAAAAAATATCGATATCTTAAATTTAGATTTATCTTTTAATACAGCATATATAAATACCGCTGGTAAAAATATTAGTGAAATTAGTCAAGCAACTGGAGAATATTCTAAAAATACCAATGAACAAGTTACTGTGGGACCAATAGTTCCAATCGGAACTCATCCTATAAAATTAGCGCAGAACACAATTTATACAGATTCATCTAGAATTAAAACAACTGGTCAGGGTAACAAAACACCTGGCAGAATTAAGTCATCAGATTTAAGTTCTATATTATACAATCCAGCAGATTTAATGAATGTTAAATTGGATATATTGGGTGATCCTGATATAATTAAACAAGATGGTATTTGGTTAATTGGAAATGACACATATGATAAAAATACTGGGCCGTCAAATGATCCTACACAAAGTATTACTTTTGACAACAAAGAAGCTTATGTAAGTATAAACTTTTTAACTCCCAGAGATTACAATTTAGATACTGGTTTAATGTTACCACAAGATTTAGATTTTCAAGATAATCAAAAAACAAGCATGTTTAGTGGTAAGTATAGAATTATTATAGTTCAAAGTATTTTTAAAGAAGGAAAATTTACTCAAAATTTAGAATTGTCTAGAGTAATTGAAGAGCAAGAGGAAGAAACTTATAATAATTTAATATCTGAAAAATCAGTGCCGACTTTAAGTGGTGCAATTCCAGCAGTACCAGCTAGTATATCACAAATTGGTAAAATTCCAGACACACCTCCACCAATTACTAGCATTCCACAATCAACATTAACTAGCTCTATAGGACAAATACCAACCACACCATTTAATGGATAGGATAATAATATATGGGTAACGGAACAAAAGCAGCACCTAATACATCACAAGATAAGCAAGGATTATTTGCTTCTCCTGGTCCATGGCTTGGCATAGTAAAAGATATCAATGATGTTACAAGAGCAGGTAGGATACAAGTTTATATTCCTGATCGTGGAGCAGTAGATCAAGATGATGAAAGTTATTGGTATTCAGTTTCTTATGCAGGACCATTTAGAGGAAGTACTTCAGGATCAGACGATGTTATTCAAGAAACCGAATATAATGGAAGTGCAGAAGAAGAAAATAGCTATCAAAGTTACGGAATGTGGTTCACACCTCCAGATGTAGGTACTAAAGTATTGTGCGTATTTTTAAATGGAGACCCAAGTCAAGGATATTATTTTGCTTGCATAGGCGATTCTAAAAGTAGTCATATGACTCCAGGTATTGGATCAGCACAACTTGAAAATGTTATATGGGATAAAACACAATTTAAGACACACGAAAGATTATCAAATTATATAGAATTGGCAAGTGGAGAATTACCTAGTAGATTGCCAGTTAGTGAACCAACTAGACGTTCTGCTTTAGAAAATGAAACAGAACTTGATAAAATGAAAAAGATGCCACATGTTTATCAAAATATGCGACTTGGCATGCAAGGATTAAGTTTTGATTTTACTAGAGGGAGTACTAGCGCAAGTAGTATTAGAGAAAGTCCTAGTCAAGTTTTTGGTATTTCAACTCCTGGTAGATTGTGGAGTTTTGCTGATAAAGAAAAGAGTTTAAAAACTATATCGGAAATTCAAGGATCTCAAGATCAGGAAACACTCCCTGATAACTTAATTTCTTATTATAAAAATACATTTTGAGTTGGTGGACATCAAATCATCTTAGATGACGGAACAACTGAAGGTGAAGATCAAGGTATACGAATCAGGACAGCACATGGTAATATGATTTTGCTTGATGATACAAATGAGCAAATTTATATTATAAATGCTAGAGGTACTGCATGGATTGAGATGACCCCTAGCGGATCAATAAATATATTTAACAATGGTAACTTTAGTGTAAGAAGCAAAGGTGATATCAATTTTCATACAGAAAAAGATTTTAATGTTCATGCAAAAGGTAAAATTCAAATGCGAAGTGAAACAAGCACAGCATTAGAAACTGCAGGAACATTTTCTAGTTTAAGTCAAAGTACAACAACAATTTATGCTTCAGCAGACACAAAAATTGGCGCAGGCGGAAGTTTGAATTTGTCAAGTTCAGTACAATCAACCTTAGGTAGCACTGGACTTGTAATTCTAAAAGGATCCCTTGTATATATTAATACGTTACCTGCTCCGCAAGTATGTGCACCTCCAGAAATTACACAAACATCACATGATGATACTGCTCAGATTGCAGGTAAGAATACTTGGTGGGCTGGAAAGAGTTTCAAAAGTATAGTAAGTAAAGCGCCAGCACACGAACCTTGGACTAAACACGAAGTTCCAACAATAAAAGCAAAAACCCCACTAGCAAGTAATGCAACATTGAAGCCAATTTCAAGGACCTAATTTATGATATATGATTTATCTGACATTAACTCAACAAAACTAATAACAGAAGCTGAAATAGCATTACAATCTCAGATTACTGAATCAGTAGGAACCTTATCTAAAATTCAATGCCGTGCGATGTTTGCCCAAATAGCACTATTGTCAGGAAATGATTATAATTATTTGAGTCCTTTTGGAAATATTGGACGTTATGGGTTTACTGCAAAAAGTTTAGAATTAATTGGATTATTAAAGAAAGGAACATTACATATAACTGGTGAAGTTAGTGGCTGTAATCTAAAAGCTATTGATAATTCAACTAACTGGGCAGGATTGTTAAGTTGTTATGACAAAGAAGATTTTTTAAGTAATAAATTTGCACAAAATAAATCTGTTCTTGATCTAGCAGCTATGAATTTTAATATTCTTTTATCTGCTGGAATTGATATGTATAATTTAGCTCCAGAAGATCAAGCTGGATTATTGTCAGTTGCTCATTTAGCTGGATATGAAATTGCTGTTAAATTTTTTACTGAAAAGTCAATAGATTATGATTTAGTTTCTGAAAACGGTTATTCGTTAAGTCAATATTATAAGGCGAGTTTACGAGCTATCAGAATAGCTGATTCAATTGAACAAATAAACATAAACACATTAATAAGTCAACTACCTACTGCTAATATTATTAATGGAGTATCATCTGTTAGTAATAAAGTTATATTCTTAAATAACGCACCAGTATCAAGTACATCTAATAACATAGGTAATTTAACTGTTGAAAATTTAACTGTAAATAATTTAAGTAATTTTGGAAATGCATCACATATTACTATTACTGGTGGATCAGCTGGAGAAGTATTAACATCTCACGGAGATGGTTCTGTTTATTGGGGAGTTGGCGGAGGAGGTGGAGGTTCTTCAGTAATTATAAGTGATACTCCTCCATCATCACCAACCATTGGCGACTTATGGTTTAATTCACTTGATGGAAATCTTTATATTTATTACTATGATGGATTTTCATCACAGTGGGTTTTAACTGTATCGACTACATTAATTATTGGGGCAACTGGACTAAAAGGAGCAACAGGACCAATTGGAGCAACTGGATCAGGAGCAACTGGACTAACTGGAACAATTGGTTCTACTGGCGCAACTGGTCTAATAGGTGCTACTGGTCTAATAGGTTCTACTGGATCAGGAGCAACTGGACTTACTGGTAATATAGGTGCTACTGGAGCAACTGGACTAACTGGAACAATTGGTTCTACTGGCGCAACTGGTCTAATAGGTGCTACTGGTCTAATAGGTGCTACTGGAGC